ACAAAGCCGTAAGTTAAATACCAGTCTGCTCCTTGATACATTTGAACCGCAAGGTCAGAGTTAGAAAAATAATTACTAGCAATACGGGTACGTTTGTCAGCAAAAGTTCTAGCACGGTCAGATACTTGATTGGCTGCAGAACAGTTAACCGCAGGAAGGGGTGCCATAACCTCTGACAGGTCTCTGGCTACTATGTCAATAAAGTTTGCTACTACGTTAGCGTCTACGCCTTCTGGAAAAAAGTTAGGATATACCTCAGCAATTTTACCTCTACGCACAGCAAGAACGTCAAGGTTGCGACCATCGCGCTCTGTGCTTCTATAGCGTAAGGATTGAACCCGTGCTGCTACTTGCTCAATTGATAAAGCCATTGTGTCCTATCAGTTATATGTTTCAGCCCATTGCTCTGCAAAGGCTTCGTCTAAATTAATTCCGTATCTTTTTTCTTTTTGTGCTCTAGTTGCCCAACGGTTATTAGCAAACTTAGTAGCATAAGATGACTTTTGCATAAGTTCACGAACTTTGATAATGGCAAACCATAAAGCCATTACACAGTCGGTAGGATTCTTGGTATCAGGTTTCCAAGTAATCAATTGCTGTACTAAGGACTTCAAGCCCTCAGAGCCTTCATTAGAAGGAAGTTCAATTAGATTATTATCTTGGAAACGAGAATCTCTTGTGGTCCCAAACAATGCAGCCATAGAGGCTACACCGAATCCTGTATCCCATTTGTTCTTACCTGTGAAGTGAGAGTTAAGGGTACAGCCATACTGAGCCAACCAGTTGCGTAGATCATCATCTAAGGCGTAAGCCTTCTGGTGGGCGTTAATTTCTATTCGGATCTCCTGGGGTTTGTATTTGATAACCCATTCTTCTATCAGATCTCGAATTTTTTGTGGTGTTGTGTCAGTCATATTAACACAATCTAAAACATAAACCTTACCATCAGCACGGTTGTAGGTTACTACAACTATTCCTGTGGCTCCTGCCATAGCGGGGTCGAGGCCGATAACGGTATAAGAGCCATCAATGTGTTTTGGATGGCCAGGTACTCCAGCCTTGAGAGGTCCCCTCTTTCGCATTCCATTGACGCATCCTGCGACAGTGGTGGGTGAGAAGATGGAGTCTTGTGTGACATCCTCTTGTTGGTAGACCATAGCCCAGACCGACGGAGCAACTTCAGACCTTCTAGTAAATAGTGAGGGTCCATCCCATTTTGTGTATAATCCGTTTTCGTCTGCCTCATCTTGTTCCCCCTCAGGCCTATCTGTATGTGGCCATAAGGTTTTCCAATTACCAGGTGACTCATCAAATTCTAATACTGCTGGTTGACTAAAGTAAGTGAACGGGGATTTACCACCAGTCCATTGACCTGGATCTCTAATCATCTTATAGAGATCTATAGGTGCGACACGGGTTCCTACAATAAGTAATTTTCCGTGCCGACCCAGTCGGGTGATAACTTCTTTTTGAAGCCATTCAATTTGCTTCTCCCACTCGTGGGCATTTGCGTTCATCACCACATCGTCTAGGATAATCAGGTCGGCTCTTGCGCCATAGATCTGAGATCCAAAACCTAATGCTTGTACTGTAGGGTCCTTCTCGCCAGAGTCGCGTCCAGTACCTAAGTAAATCATATCAGCAGACCAAGTCTGCGAATCTGCCTTATAGCCACCATTAGGCCCAAAACTCATTTGGAGTTTAGTCCAGTTAGGATGGCTCATTCTTGTTTTAATAGCAGATAAAAATTTTCTAGCCATACCCTGAGTTTTAGAAACTATAATGATTCTAACATTGGGGTCAATGGCTATACGATAGGTTACATAGTTAATTGTAATAACTGTGGACTTAGCGTGTTCAGGTGGTACGTTAATAAGAACTCGGTTATTGGCCGCAGGCTCATAAGTCATAGAAGGGTGTACCCACCTAGGCTCTCGGCCTTCGATTAGATCTACCCAGTCTTTATGATGTTCAAAAAGTTTTGTGTCTAAGAACTGCTCACAGAAATCCTCAAAGGAGATATCCTTTAGGGTAGCCATATCAGTCTTGATACCTTTACCAGCAAGGCGTGCTTTGTCAGCCTCAGCCTTAAAGTCAGGGTCCTGCATTGACCATTGACGGAAGGTAACCTCGTTGCGACCTACGGATAACATAGCGTCGGTAATGGTGGAACCTTGAGATAAGATTTCTAAGACTTGCTTTTGTGCTACATCTTTAGGTATTGATTGTACCCCTGGCTTGCGTCCCATAGCACCCCTATAAACGGTTATTAAACGGTAAGGTTAAACGGACAGAACTTACCCATTATATATATTATTATAATAATTGTTATATTATGAGTTGGCGGAATAAAAGGGAGCCAACTCCCTATATATGTATTTACTATTACATATATAGATAACCTGTGAATAACTGAAAAGCGAACAACTTAGGGTGATATATTTTTTATAATGTCCGATTTATCCTAGTTTGTATGTATATTACTAGGCTAATATAACAGAAAATTATTACCTAATACTATATATGCCCCCCACAAGCGAATTAACACACCCCACCCCAAATATCGACATATCGACTTATAGACTTATCGACATATAATACCACCTATACTATATGTCCGATTAGTCCTTATTGTCCTATATGGTGTAGTTTATACCCTTATGTCTTAAATGCGGGGTTGATGACTATCTGCCCTAATATATCCCATATATCCTAATTGCCCCTATTGTCCTATTCCCCCTCTCACCCCTATATTACTCACCAGTAATCGAACAGGTGTTCGTGTTAGGTAGATCACATTATAGGGTCGGCGTGTCGCTTGACAAGCCTGATTAAGCGTGGTAGTATTCTCCTTATCAAGTTAGTAATAACCTGATAACAACTAAATAAAGAACTTAAAATATATTTAGAACTTACGGCGTGTCGGATTGACAAGCGGTAAGTAATGGTGTAGAGTAAGTTCTTACAAGGTTGGAGTGGTTAGTAAGTAGGTCGGTGAGTTCTCACCCCTAGTAGTATCGGCGGGTGCGCTGATCGGGTGATCTTAGCGACTTACTCACTAACTACTTCAGCCCCTACTGGAAGGTGAGATCGTGCCATATAACCCTTATGGGGTTAGTGGTAGCATAATCACACCCCCTAGAAATGTTAGGTCTGCGCCAGCGTGGTTAGGTTCACGCTCTAAGCGGTTCAGCAATCTAGAGGTGCGTGATCGTGAGGGCAATCTGATCGTGGCTATCTCTGATAGTGATGCGGTTAAATTGGCAAGGCGTGTTAAACGACACGCTAAGCCTAAGCCCCTACCTGCTACCCTTAGACCCCTATCTGAGATCGAACTGCGCAACATTAGAGCGCAGGAGAAGTTGGCAGAACTGGCTAAGAAGTTGGCTAGACCTGCTGAGCAGTATAATTAGATAGAAGTCGTAGCCGATAAGTTCGGTATGCTTAGGGTCGCACCCTACTACGACACGCCATAAGTCAGAACTTGACTTGTAGCCCTGAGTATGCTATACTTAGGTATAACTTAATAGAGAGGTAATAAATGGCTAAGATAACCTTAGATGCTTATGCTCCTGATGGTCGCTTAATCGCTAAGTGCGATCAAGACGACTACGGCGCACCGCTACTGATGAGCCTTTACGGAGAAGGTTCTACGATCAGAGTTAAGAACAGAATTGTGTGGCTAGAAGGTGCTGATGGTGAGGGTGCTGAGAGTTATGATGGCACTATCTTTAAGATATTCAGCAGACTAAAGTAGTAGTGGCTTGACTATCCTTTAAGGGTATGGTATCCTTAGAGGGTAGCCTAATCACTAGATTAGGAGATGGAGATAAGATGAGTTATTATACTAAAGAGTATGATAAGACTTGCTTAGAGTGTGGTGCTAAACTATACTCAGAAGTAGAGATCATCTTTCACACTTGCGACAAGGATAAGGAGAACTGATGTATCTAGAACTAACAGATACTCTAGCGATTATTATTGCGCTATCTACTAGCACTACGCTAGTAATTACTACCGCAATAAAGAACGCTAGACTAGTGCGTGAGATACGCAAGTTAAGCAAGTAATTATGTTGTATAATCCTGATGAACAGAGCCACCATTTACTAATGGATTTGGTGGATAATATGTCAAACTTTACAGAGTTTGATAATGTAGTTAGCCTACTAATTGAGTGGGGTTTAATAGAGGCGGATATTGGCGCACAAGCCCCTGAGATGTGGAAAGAGGCGCAAGAGTAATATGGATAATATAGTGATAGAGATAACTAGAGATGAGTTGGAGTTAATCCGCAAATCTTTAAGAACTCAGGAGAGTTGGTATGTAAGGTCAGACTTTAAGAGTATGGCTACTGCTACTAACTTGCTAAGAAGTAAAGTAAATGATATAATGATAGAACTAGAACTACCTATAAAGTAAGGAGTTAATATGCCAGATGATATAGAATACAAGGAGTGCCACTCTTGTAATGGTGATTACAAGGCTGACGATTTAGTTAGTAATAGGAGTGGTGAGTTATTGTGTGAGGATTGTCGTATCTATTGTGAGCATTGTGAGGAGTATGATTACTCCGATAACGCAAGGCATATAGAGGGTGTCGGTATGTATTGTGAGGTATGTGCCGATAATAACACCTTCTATTGTGAGTGTTGCTCTGATACCTACGCTGATGATGTTAATAGTTATGAGATAGTTGATAGGGGTGTGTATTGGTGTGAGAATTGTTGCTCTAATAATGCTAGTTGGTGCGACAGTTGCGAACATTATAGCGAGGGCGATTGTAATAATTGTAGTGCTGGTGTGCTACCTTATAGCCATAAGCCTGAGCCTATCTTTCACGGCTCTAGTAAAGAGGGGTTATACTTTGGACTAGAGTTAGAGATGGAGATAAGCGATATGAAAGATAAGTTTAACAATGCGGTAGAGTATGTATCTGACCGCTTAGATAGGGATTGGATTTACTTAAAGAAAGATGGTAGTATTGGTAGCACAGATGGTCGTGTTGTCGGACCTGAAGGCTTTGAGTTAGTATCTCACCCCGCTTCACTTAATTACTGGAGTGGTGAGAATAGTCAGAAGTTATGGGATACTTTAGACGGACTAAGGACTAGGCACAATGCTAGGTCGTGGAACGCTAAGTCTAACTGCGGTATCCATATACATATAAGTAGAGCAGGGTTTAAGGGTGGCGCACATACTCATAGGTTCTTAGCCTTCGTGTATAAGAACACTAAGAATATGAAGCGATTTGCGGGTAGAGATTGTAATAAGTATGCTACCTTCACAGATGTTTGGCAGTATAATGAGGACAACATACCTTATATGTCCTTCGCTGGTAAGTTAGCGAAGCGTAATTATAGTGAGCGTATGAGTGCCGTCAATACTCTCAATGATGATACGATAGAGTTAAGGTTCTTTAGGGGAACGACACAACCTAAAGGAGTATTAGCAACGATAGAGTTGGCTCACGCTATGGTAGAATATACCCGTGACCTGACTATATCTGATGTTAAACTAGGTATGCTAGAGTGGGAATGGTTTGAGGATTATATCCAAGTTAATAATGGATTGTATCCCAACGCTTACGATAGACTACCTAAGTTAAGTAAGGTAGATATAAATAGACCTGAGTTGTTAAATGCTTAGGAAAGGAGGTAAGTATGTGTTTATTGGTAGTGTGTAATCCTAATTCCACACCTAGTAAAGATGAACTAAAGCAGGGTGCGTGTAAGAACCCACACGGCTTTGGCTTTGCGATAGATACTGGCGAAGGTATTATATCTGAGCGCAGTATGTCCGCTAAGAAATCTATTGCTAGGTTCTTAGAACTTAGAGCGCAGTATCCTAATGGCTATGCTATGTGGCACGCTAGGTATGCTACTCACGGAGTTAAGAACGAACTGAACTGCCACCCATTTAAGGTAGCAGGGCAGTATGATACTTACTTAGCACACAATGGGGTGTTAGATATTCTAATACCTAAAGATGATAAGCGTAGTGATACTAGGATTATGGCAGAGGAGTTATTGCCACGATTAGGTGGCGTGTCTGCCCTAGATGATGACTATGTATATGATATGATAAGTTCGTGGGCTAATGGCAATAAGATAGCGGTAATAACTAATGACCCTAGCGCATTATACAAGATGTATATTGTCAATGAAAGCGCAGGTAGTTGGGATACGGAAGGTATATGGTGGAGTAATCAGTCACACAAACCTGCCCCGCCTATCGCTACCTATACCTATGAACCTAGCGTGTATGATATAGTAGCAGGAGATAAGCACTTTAGTCCTACCTTATATGAGGATAACAAGTTCGAGTGTCCTAATTGTGAAGCACTAATAGACTTATGGGAGAGCGAACTCTACTGCTTGATGTGTGAGTGTTGCTTTGATTGTAGCGCACAGTTCTTAGATTGTCTATGCTATAATCCACAGGCTAAGGATATGATGAGAGATGAATACGGATTTATAAATGAGAAGTGGTATAGTAAAGAGCCACTTGACTTCTAGAATTGGTAGTGATATAATCACTATCGATACCAACACCTACTGGTAAATTACCAATAGGATAGTAACGAAAGGTAAGTATGAATACCACAACAGCACAAGTATATGAGGACTACTTGGCTAGTATATCACTAACACTATCAGACCTAGCAGATGAACTTGCTAGTGTCCAGTTTGATGTAGATAGTGCTAATGGTTACGAACCAAGAGGCACAGTAGTAAAGGCACTACCTGACCAAATCAGGTTCAATCCTAAGTCTATGTGGGTATCACTAGGCAACGGCAAGTATCAACACTTAACAGGAGAGAAGGGCTTAGTAGCCAAGCACTCCCGTCTTGACGGATATACATCAGTAGTATTCCGCCCATAATAAACTAGTTAATTGTGGGTGGGGTTATCGCCCCACCTACACCGACACAGAGAGGACAGTATGCTAGAGGATTACGATTGGACTTCTTACATAAGTAAGAAAGAGACCAAGCACCTATCAGATGAGCAGGTTAAAGAGATGGTAATAAAATTAACTTCAGCGGTTGGTAGTATCTGCTTCGAGTATGGGATACATAACTAATGGCATTTGGATCTATTGATACATATATCTTTGATGATAAGAACTTAGATATAAGTAATGGGTTGTGTGTTAATCACGACGACCCCGACCTATGGTTTGCTGGTGAGATAGACTTACTTGACACTAAGACTAGTGTTAATAGGAACTCACCTGCCACTAAGGCTGAGGTAGATAAGGCTATCGTTGCCCTATCTGTATGTAAGAATTGTCCCGCTAAAGATAACTGCTTACAACTAGGCAGTCAAGGCACACAGATATACTATGGTATATATGGTGGCACTATGGCAGGAGAGAGATTAGTAGTAGCAGGTATGTCTACTAAAAACTCTACTAATAAGAATAGAATTGCCTTCGCACGGAAGGTAAGAAAGACAATGAAAGAAAGGGGTATGAGTGGAAATCAAACAGTATAAGATAACTATCAAGACCCAAGCAGAATTAGTGTATTATGTATCAGAGTATGATATAGATACAGCAATTAACTTAGCGATAGACGCACCATATAAAGAATGGGAAGTCTCCGACTTTGATATGCCAACAGGGGCAGATGTAATAGCAGAAGAAATCTAAGGGTATGAAAAATAAAATAGTATTGCTACTTGTCTTGGGCTTAACAACCATAGCAGGTATAAGATTTGCTACCCCTACATATAAAGCACCTACCAATCCAATAATTGAGGTTGACTGGCGTGTAGAGGATAGCAAGGCTTACGCACAAGATATGTTATCCGAGTGGCAATATAAAGAATGGTTGTGCCTTAATAAATTGTGGACTAAAGAAAGTAACTGGCGACCTACTGCTTATAACAAAGTTAAAGTAATGGGTAAGAATGCTGGAGGTATTCCACAATTATTAGGGCTCGACCCCAAGACACCACCAACTTTACAGATAGACAGAGGGTTATCTTATATCTATTACAGATACAATACCCCTTGTAAGGCGTGGAAGTTCTTTAATAAGAATGGATACTACTAATGAAAGAACCTAAACATATAACAGAACTTAAGCCTGATTACAAATCAGCGATGGACATACGTGGTACGCCAACCACAGTATGTCCTTGCGGGTGTAACATATGGAACTTAAAGACTGTATTTGATGATGAGACAGGTGAGATCGATATGTATTTCACAGATATGGAGTGTGCTTTATGTGGCACTCTTGCTACCGCACCAACACCAGAGAATAGTGAGAATATATAATGCCAACTTATTCATATAGATGTCTTGATGATAAGACACTACTAGAACTAAGTCGTGATGTTAACGACAGAGATAACCTAGTTGAGTGTCCGCAATGTAAGAGAGAGATGATAAGAGAATACCAAGCCAACCCAGTTCACTTCAAAGGGACAGGGTTCTATTCAACAGGAGGATAATGAACGAGCAAGAATTGTTTGACGCACTAAGAGATGAATACTATCCTGACTTAATTAAGGTAGCCGATGAGTATTCAAACTTTGATTGTGTATCTGAGCGTGAGGATTTATATATTGAATTGAAATGTAGGCACGCACACTATGATGATTTGTTAATAGAGAAGTTTAAGTATACAAACATTATGGAGCAGGCTAACATATGTGGTAAGATACCAATCTATATATGTTCAACACCATCAGGTGTATGGGAGTTTAATCTTGATACGATTAAGGTTAAGTGGCAGGACAAGGCTAACTTACCTAAGACTACCGAGTTCGAAGACATCGAAAAAGTAGTTAAAACCGTAGGTTTTCTGCCTATTTCTAGGGGTAAAAAATTATTTGCCGACATCTATGAAGATGAAGAAATAGAAGATTTTGTTATGGAAGATAGTGAAACAAACTTATCGTTTGATAGAGAGGATATATGGAGTGCGCCTGAAGTTGACTAAGTTATTAATCTTGTTCGCTCCTATCATTGTCCTTACTCTTTCTGTCGGACTCTTGGTTGCTTTGTTCTATGCTATCTTCTTTACTTTCATCCTCATCGGATGAATCAATATCATTGTAAGGTTTGTATCCACCTATCTTACTAATCAATCTATTGATGGCACGCTTAAGTCTCATTCGTGCCGCACTATCACTACCAAGTTCCAAGCAATTTGCTATCTCGCCGAAGTCTAAGTTCTCTTCGAAGCGTAAGGATATAATCCTTCTGTCTTCTTTGTTTAACTTCCAGTAACCTGCGTCAACTTCTAACATCATAATAGTTAAGTTGCCACCTTCGGCGGGTGCAGATGGTCTACCAGTTCTACCAAGATTTAACTTATGAACAACACCATACTCACCGCGTAACACAGGTGGTAGTAATGCTTCTACTATTACAGGCTCATAGTAATGTAAGTCAGATACATCATAGCCTAAAGACTTAGCCTTCCATCTCTGACAATAATCTAATGCTTGATTGCGAAGTGAACGATAGATTAAATTCTTTGCATCTCTCTCACCTATTGCTTCCCAATCTTTAAGTTTGTTTGGGTGCTCGGTGAACCATTGATACAACGATTGCCTTATGTCTGCTAACTCTACCATAGTAAACTTTCTATGATACTCAGAGGCAACCGCCGTTACAATGTAGTCCCACTTCTCAATACTATCCCAGTCCAATTACTTCCATACCTTCTTATCGAATACGAATGAACCATCCATATTAACTGGAACTAATTGTGGTGTAACCTTATTCCCATCTACATATAGCACACCGAAACCCTTATGCCAAGTGAACAAACCACCTCTAATATACTTAGCAAACTTAAAGTCCATCAAGCAACCAGTCTCTAGTCCCCATATAGTCTTAGGTGTGCCACCAAAGTATGACTGAGTGTAATGTGTTAAGCCAGCACGGTGCGTGTGACCACACACTACTGACATACCAGCACGTTTGGCTAGTCCAAGTGCGGTAGCACCAGCAGTAGGCTGAACGTTACCCTCATCTCCGTGTAGTAACAACCAGTTCGGTGCTAGTTCATATGGTTTTTCGTGGTATGTAATACCTAAGTCATCAAGTTTTAAGAAGTTCTTTAACTCTAACTCAGGTAAGCCAGCAAGTCCTGGCGCCCTCATTCTAATTGTATTAAATAATCTATCGGTATGATTACTTCTAATCATATGCTTAATCTTTAATAATTCAAGCACACGATGTGTCTCATCTCTATCTCTAGCAATAGACTTCTCGTGCTCAAGATCGGTACCCTTACTCCACTTTGAGATAGTCTGCATATCCATCTCATCCCCAACTGATACCACCTCGTCAGGTTTATATTTCTTTATGAAATTAGACAGCGCTGAGACTGCCTTCTTGTCGTGGTATGGTACCTGTAAGTCAGATACGCAGACTATAACCTTCATTGTTTTTCTTCCAACTCTTTTTCTATTTTAAAAATACCACCTAGTACAACCGACCATAATTCAACTGGAAAATTTTTTTCTACTCTGTCATAGAGTTCTTTACCAGCATCGGTTTTAATTGTTGCTATTAGTGCAGGTCCCGCTACTATCATTTACTTGTCCCACTTTCCTCTAAGAACTAGCAACCCTATGATTGCATAGTTTGCCATATCCTTGAAAGAATCTTCAAGTGATTCGTGTTCAGGATTGGTAGCACTACCATATAAGTTATTGATACGTGCTAACTTATCGTGCATCCGAACTCTTAATCCATTGAGCGCACCGCCAGGTGCATCGGCAATGTTCTTAGACCCATAGTCCCTATGCTTTGACATTAATAAATCTAGTAACTCTTGGAAAGTATGCGCTACTTCTGACTCAAAAGAGGTACTGTCAGGGTAACTACGAGATTCCCATCCGTCTTCTGTATTTGACTTATATGGAAACCTTGCTCCTCCAAGTGGATTATAATCTGCCATTCCTCACTCCCCCTTTTCAAGTAGTTGTTTAAGTTCGTCATCTATTTCCATCATCTGTGATTCGATTATCATTTCTTCTACTATATCTTTAATTGTTTCGGGGCGTGTCTCCGCCGTAAACAATGTCATATATGCAGACTGGGTTATGGTTTTTATCTGGTCTGGTTTATTTGCATACTTGTATAGACATCTGAGTAATGAACCTACCATTAACCTAACACCATTTGGTAAGATTAATGATGGGTCAAACTTCTCATCGTCTTCTAATAAGTGGTCCGTTGCCTCGAACACATTATTAAAACGCTCACCACATTCAGGACAAGGTGGTATACATCTATCCATTTAGTCCTGCCCTGTCTCTAATATAATCTGAACCAAACTTAACATATGCACTGTTCACATCTTCTCCATCTGGCAACTGCACGATAGTGACTGGCAGTTCCCTTGCCAGGCTTGTTGCAAATTCTTTTCCTGGTTGATCTCCATCTGCAAATACAAATACTCTTTCAAAGTCAGCGAGCAATCTCGTGTAGTGCTTCTTCCAACTATTAGCCCCAGGTACGCCGACACAAGGGATGCCAATACAACTAGATAAAGTAACTGTGTCCAATTCACCTTCACACACTCCTATGTAATCGCCTGCTTTTTCTATGTCTAATACATTATACATCTTGGTCTCAGCCCCAGTCATACCCATATACTTAGGTTCTACAGCAGGATTAAGAGAACGAAAGCGCAGGTCAACAACACCAGACTTTGTAATATAGGGGATGCATAGTCTTCCTTGAAACGTTTCGTGTCCAATCTCAGGCTCCCCTACTACGCCGAATCGAGCCAGACGTGCTGCTTCCATTGTTATTCCTCTGCTTCGCAGGTAGTCTTCCGCCTGATAAATGTTTGCCGCGTACTTGATCGCTGCCTGTCCCAGCAATTCTTTCTGCGATATGCTTTGCTTCACGTATGTCTACCCCTTCGTGCTTAGAAATGATTTGTAAACTATTACCTTGTACTCCACAAGCGAAGCAAATGAAGATGTTGCTGTTAAGGTTGGCGCTTCCTGATTGATGAGTGTCTGAATGGAAGGGACATCTGATGTTAACCTGTCCTTGCCCTTGTCGCACCGTCGCACCATAGTGTATGAGTACTTCTCTAATACTTGGTAAGTCATTTGCCTGCCCTCTTAGTCCATTGTTCAAAGTCTTCCACCACCCAAGCCTTGTCTATTCCTGCCTGTCTCCGCTTAATGATTACAAACTTAAACGGAACTTCTTTTAATCCTCTAGCCTTAGCATAGTTCTCTGCCTCAACCTCAGCCTCACGCCAGAACTGTGGCAGATCTAACTTCTTTGTTGCCTTTAACTCTAGTATGTTTGCTGCCCCATCTAAGAAAGCAACTACATCACCCTCATCTTTAGCACCAGCCTTGGTTAATCTCTCGGCTAGTATATCTTTAAGGCGTAGCCACCTTACTACACTAGTCTCAAATGTAGCACCTTTTCGCTTGCCATATGCACTCATTAATGATTCTCTGGTATGTCATCAACAAACATATACTCAGGGTTGAATGCAATCCAAGTCATCAATCCTCCACCTGCATCTGCTCTTCCGTATCTGTTCTTGACTGGAGCAACACCCATTGAAGTTCCGACAACACCAAGTGTACATATAAGCTCTGGTAGTTGTGCCACCTTACCTTGGATAGCAGAGCGTGGCTGACACGGTGTCCCAAGCACAGCCTCACTAGTGTGGTGAAGAACGACAACAGCCGAATTAGTAGCACGAGCAAGATACTTCAACTCCTTCATTATCGCTCTCATTGAAGCGAACTCCTCGCCACCATCAGTGGCTACATCCATTAAGTTATCTACAATTATAAGTGTAGGAGAACAACCCCATAGTTCTTCAAAGGCTTGGACTTCCTCATCTATATCTTGTAGTGTGGGTGCTGATTCAAACGACCAGACTATGTGGTTACTCTTAGATAGAGTAGCCTTAGTCCAACCTATATCTGTATGTATCATACCCTCTACGTCTGTTTGATTCTTCCCTGAAATCATTGACGCTAATCTCATAGCCAT